CTCTTGTTCGGTGTCGTCCAGGCCAGCCATCACTCGTGCTCCCCGTAAACGTTGCTATTCGGCAACCACGTCTTGCCGTTCTCGTCGATGAAGACGTTCTCCACCGAACCTTGTTCGTTGCGCCGCGCCAGGTAGCGCACGCTGCGGTTCTTCAGGTTCGACGCGAGGTCCTCGCTGCCGATGATGTCGCCAGCCAAAAGGATGATGAGATGGTGGTCCTGCCCATCAATTACGTCGTAGCGAATGTGATACGGTGCAGCGTGCGCGAACAGTACCTTGTGACCCAGTCCGATGCCGTGTGAATTCAGGTGGTCCAACGCAGTCAGGCCGGCGCTGATGATGATGCCCTGCGGGGCTTTGTTCTTCTCTTTTTGCTGCGTCGTCTCCGGCATGAATATCTCGCTGCCCGAGTACTTGTCGCCCTTCTGCATGGCGATTTGCCAGACGAATACCCTGTCAAATACCGCTTGGCGGTCGAACGCGGCGTCAGTGATGCCGTATTCATTTCTCCGCTCGTCCAGCAGTTTTGGCAGACCCAGAGCGCCGGGCGCGGACATGCGCTTGCGAATCATCGCGGAGCGCCTCTCGGCAATCTCGCGGTCACGCGCATCTAGCCGTGCACTGTCGGAGATTTGCCCCACCGCCAACCCGTTGCGGTCCGTCACCTGCGGCTGCTCCACTTGCGGGTTACGGAACGGCCATTCCTTTTCGCTACTCATCGACTTCGGTCTTTCTGGCGTTTGATAGGTACGCCTCCAACGTGCTCAGCTCATTCCACAGCGTCACCGCTGCCGTGACTTTCGGGTCGCTCGACTTGAGGCACGTGGCCACCAAGTTGTCGTGCGCGGCTGTCGTCTTTTCCTTCAGCTGCTTGGTGAAGTACTGGGCCTGCGCCGTGCGCATCCAGTCAATCATGTCCGGCGACTTCCTGAACTTCGAGTAGTCGGTCATTGGACGTTACCCGGCATCTGCGGCGGTGGGCGTGGCGGCATACCCGGCGGCGGACCCTTCATCGGGCCACCGGGCGCCACCATGCCAGACGGCGCCCCTTCGGCCCCTGGAGCACCAGGCGGCGCACCGGGCGCGCCCATCGGCGGCGGCATTGGCATGCCGAGCGGAGTCGTGGGCATTGGCGGGATAGGGCCGAGCAGTGGCACCAAGTTACGGAGCCCTCGAGCCTCCAGGCACTGCTTCACGATGGCGTAGGTGAGCGCGATGTTGCCCTGGAGCTGCGGCACTTCCTTGAACAGCTTGAGCGCGTCGTCGGCCTCGCCCACACGCTGCGCTTGCGTCGCGAAGCGCATGTCGGCCTTGATTTCGATTTGGTAGTTCCGCTCGTACATCTCCCTGCCGATTTTGAACGGCGGGACCATGCCTTGCGGAATCAAGTTGGCTTCCATCTGGAACAGCTGCTCGTCGGGTAGCCAGCGGCTGTTCAGGTAGGCGTTGTTCTTCAGCACCTGCGTGAGAACCTGGAAGGCGTACGCACTCGTGGTGACGCTGAGCTGCTTGGTGGCCTGCTCGATGCGCGCGTTGATGCCGCGCGCTGTCTCGCCGGACTTCCCCGACTCGCCAGACAGCACCGCGGGGCCCTGGATAGAGCTCTCGCCGCTGGACTGCATCAGCTGCATGACCTGCATGAGCGCCGGGTTCGCGTCGCCGAAGGCGAACGGAATGAGCCCATCCTTCAGGTCGGCAGCGGAAAGCCCGGTGGCGTTGTTGATGGCGCCCGGGGAAATCTTGAACTGCCCGTCCGAGTTCCACGTCACGTTGCCTGCGGTGATGAGTCCCTTGCAGTTGGCGAGCGTGGCCGCGTCGATGAATTGCGACAGGGTGACGTTTGCCGCTCGCTGAAAGTCGGCCTGCATCCCGCCGTAGCCGAGCCCGATGTTGCCGTGCGCAGGCTCGATGCACACGCCGTGCACGAACAGGTGAATCGGGCGCTTGTCGGGCTGCCGCGGGGTTTCCTCCGGGTCGTCTGGGTTCTGCATCCACGGCGGTGACATCGGCGGCTGCGGGGCCTGCTGCTCGAGCTCCGTGAGCGCCGCCATGGTCTGCTCGGGCCCGGCGAGCCCTTGCGCCGTGGCCTGGCCGATTTGGCCGATGGTGTCCTGGTGCTCCTGTAGCGCCTGTTGGTACATGGCCTGCTCGGAGCGGTACTTGGCCAGTTCGTCGACCTGGCGCTTGTACGCTGCCTTTTCCTCCCACGTGGCCTCCTCGTGGATGGTGAGGCGGAACATGTGGCGGGTCTCGTAGTCGACGATGGCCTGAATGAACCGCTGCCGGTCCTGGTTCGGCAGGTCGACCCAGCCCTCATACCAAAGCAGCTTGCGCGGTCCGCCTTCGTCCGGAATATCCTGGCCCACCGTCTGCGCCGTCGACACAGCAATCAGCTGCTCGGGGTCGTCGTCGAAGTTGTTGGACGGGCGGTTCTCCGGGTCGTCGCCGAGCACCTTGTCCACGTCGAACCACGTACTGCGCATGGCTTCGATTTCGTGCGGGTACTTCATGTAGACGCGCGTGTAGTGCGGCGCGTCCGAGTAGTCCGGCATCGTCGAGGTGAACGTGAACGGGGTCACGAACTCGTCGGCGGTCAGGCACTCGTGGCGGTTCTTCTTGAGGCGCTCGTCGTAGTACGAGTGGAAGGTCACGTCGCCCACGGTGAAGTAGTTCATGAGCCCGCGCTTCATCTGCCGATAGAAGTCGGGGATTTCGTTGCGGAGCTGCCAGTTGCCGTGCATCGACAGTAGCGACGCCTGGTCCTGGTCCTTGTCGCCGAGCGCGCTCACGCCGAACACGTTGCTCTTGTCGCCGAACAGCTCACCATCGGCGCGGAATACGACGCGCGTCAGGTTCTCCATCATGATTGGAACGTTGGCGTTGGCGGCATTCTTGTACGGCCACTCCTTCGGCGGCAGGTCGCCCGCGAACAGCTTCCAGTCTTCAGCGATGCGCTTGCGACGCGGCTCGGTGTTCTTGAAGTCTTCGTCGAACTCGTCGACAATCTTGTTCGCCAGCTTCTTGATGGCCTTCTCGCCGTCCGGGTGCTTCTCGAAGTCGAGCACCAGGTTCAGCGAGTCCTCGTCGTACACGAGCACGTCGGCCTTGGTTTCCTCCGGGTCGCCGTCGACCGAGTACTCGTCGGCCGGCTCCGCTGTGTCCACAATCGGCTCGTCGTCGACCGGTAGCTCGCGTTCGTCTTGTTCGAGTGCCATCAGGATGCTTTCCTGGCCTGCCCGGCCAGCACAACACGCAGCGGCAGAAGACACCGCTCGCACAGTAGCTTCATACCCTCGTCAATCGCATGCCAGGTGGCCTGGTCGCGACCGGTGATGCGAATGAATCTCCACTCGGTACGCGACTTGAACGGCGGGTTGGCGCCGCAGCCCTGGCACTCTAGTCGTTTCGCCATCAGCAAAGCTCCTGGCCGTAGCCGAGGCGCCCTGCGCGAGCCCGGTCTTTCGGCATCTCTTCTTCGTCATCCCACTCGGACTTGAGCGGTCGTACCGGAGGAATAGCAGCTTTCCCGCGAGAAGCGTAGGCCGCAGCGTACGCTGTCGAGTCATACGGGTGGTCGTCGCCGCCGTCCGCCGGCTCCTCGCTGCTGTCCTTGCTGGTCTGGATGCCGGGCAGCACCTCGACAATCCACGAGCATGACTTGAAGAACACGATACCAGGAACCTTGGTTTCCTCTTCGTGGTTCGTCAGTCGCTTGATGATGTGCTGGGCGTTCGTCTGCCGACTCTTCTTGTCGGCCTTCGTCCACTGGATGCCCTTGTCGCCGAACTGGTCGGCGATGCACTTGCCGCCCTGGCCACGCTGTTCCCAAATCTGGGTGTCCGCCGGACCAGTTATGCGGGATGTCCCGCTTTTCTCGTCCCAAAGCCCCATCGCCGTCTCGATGACTTCGATTGTCGCCGCCACTTCGCCGACAAGCTTCCCTTGGAAGCGCAGCTCTTTGATGCAGTAGAGCGTGTCCTCGTCGTCGAGAGCCCACCAATGCAGGCAGCCGGGGGCTTTGAAGCCCCAGTCCATAGACCGGAAGATGCGCCACCCAGTCGACGCTTTCACCGGGAACGGCTCGACGACGTGCATGCGCGCGCGCCAGTACTCGGCGAAGAACGAGCCCGGAGTGACGAACCAGTCTCCATCGAGAAGCGCGGCGCGGATGTGCGCCGGCTGCTTCAGTAGCTGAAGCTCGTACTGCGCGACGAAATCCTTGTTCGGATTGTCCTTTAGACGCGCCGGCATGTAGCACCACCTCGTGTATGCGTGCGTGCCGTCGGAGCGCGTCAGCTTGCGCTTGAACACCACGTTGCCTTCTCGGCATGGCTTCACGAATCGGTCGCGCACCCAATGCACATTCTTGACCGTGTAGGTATCGTCGCCTTCTTTGCGCATGAGCGGGTTGCTCATCGCTCGAACGCGAAGCATCAGGCTCAGCACCGGGTCGGTAGAGCGAAGGCGGGTGCAAATCTGGTCGTACTGCTCCTCGTCGAAAGCTGTCAGCTCATCGAAGTAGATGGCCGAGAACTCGAACGACATGTACTGCTCCCAGTCGTTTGGGTCCTTGCAGTGGCCGAACTGATACCGGAATCCGCTCGAAAAAGTCCACGTCGTCTCGTTCTCGTTCCACGTCGCACCGGGGTCGATAGCCCGGAACATACGATGGCTGAGCACGATGGTCTGCTTCAGCATCTTCACCGTGCGACGAAGGTGCAGAGCCCAGCCGGTCGACGTTCCCCACTCATGCCAATGCTTGTGCTTCTTGTTGGCGCAGCGCTCGTGCTCGATGGTTATCTGGTCGACGATATCCATCAGGAGGCAAAAAGTTTTACCCGGTCCGGCGCTCCCGGCGCCGAGCACTTCGTTGATGCCCATACGCGCGGTGTCGTGGAACCGCTGCTGCCAATCGCTCGGCTTGTAGAGCACCTCCTCGGTCACGGCGTCGTGTTGTCCTTCAGGATGCCGGCATTCTCCAGGATGACGATGAGCGCGGTCAGCACGGCCACCGGGGCGCCACCACGTGAGCCCGCAAGGATTGGCGGCGTCGAGGGCGCCACTTGCTCGACGAGCTGCCCCGTCTGGCGGATGTACGGAATCACCTCGCGCTGCATCGATTGCAGCAGCGTCTCCGCTTCCAGCGGCCGAGTCGTCAGCTGCTTACGTTGGGCCATGGCCACCTAGCGCTTTCACGATGGCCTCGTACAGCTCACGGCGTGGCCCGAGCTTCGTCTTCGGGCCGTCCTTCATCCAGTCGTGACGCTGCTTCTCCGACAGGTCGAGCCACTGGCGCTGGGCAATGTCGACCTGCCCGAGCGCGCGGCACGCCTCCTTGTCTGCCACGAACGCCACCATGGCGATTTGGTGCTTGCTGAACAGCGGCACCGCGTCGTCCTCTTTCTTCCAGCGCGTCAGGTCGTGCGTGGTGTCGGTAGCGAACGGGCGGTCCCACTTGATTGCCGGCTTGCCTTCGCGCTCGACGAGGTACCCGCGGTCACCTGTCTCTAGGTGGCGGTAGTACACGCGCGCCGATGGCTTTGGGTCGTTGTGCACGACTGGAGTTTCGGGTCCGAAGGTCATTTCGCTTTCAATTTCTGAACAGACTTCCAGATGCCGACGCAACTAAACAAGGCGCCCAGCGCGCTCGCTCCACTGAATACACCACACCAAAAATCGATGCTCATTCGCTCTCCACTTCTCGCTCTTCGAACTGCGGAAGCGCGTTCGAGTTGAGCACCACTTTTTGTACGTTCAAAACGTGGGTGCCACCCTTCTCCGCCGCGTTGGCCTTCATGATGCCCACGGCGATGTTCGCCGCTAGCTTGAGCCCGATGGGCGCGTCGGCACTCGGCAGGCTGGCGAAAAGGGCCGTGCGGTAGGCAACCTGCGCCTCCTCCTGCCCGAGTTCGCGCTCCATTTTCTCGAATGCCGGGTCGATCCCCTGCTCGAGCTTCGTGTCGATTTGGGTGAAGCGCATCGCGTCGCGCAACACGCCCATCGACTCCTTGAACAGGGAGTCGCGCAGGCCCACCAGCTGCTCGTGCTGGTCGCGCTTGCGGTCGATGGCGCTCGATTGAGGCTTGGCCAAGACGGGGGCCTGCACAGGCGAGTTGGTCACCTGCTCTGGCTTGTCCGTCTTGGCTTTGCGCTCGGCCATTTAGCCTCAGCTTAGCGCGGGAATGGTCGTTTGGCGCGTGTCAGCGGGCGGCTTCTCGTCGGCCCAGTCCTGCGCCGCCACCCAATTCACCACTCGGTTGCGGCTTTCTGGCGCAAGGCGCTTCAGCGTTCGGCTGATGCCTGCCATGATTTGAAGTTCGAGGTCGCTCCCAGTTTTTTGGCTTCTGCTCATTTCAATTTTCCTTTTCGAGGAGCGACAAAGCGTCGTCCTTGGTCAATAAGGCGTCCCCGTGGTGCACCAGGCACCCGGCTTTCCCCGGCGTGTGCACCCAGTAGCTAACAAAACCGAGCACGTGGGCCCACGAATCGCCTTTCATCACGTCGGCGCCGACAAGCGAATCGAAAAGCAGCTTGATGCCGCCTGCCGCAACGTTGTCCGGATCTCTTCGTCGGTCGGGCTCGACGAAAACGAACGTGAAGTACCCTGGTCCGACCGTTTCCACCCGTTTTGCTTGGCAAAGTAGTCGAATTTGCCCATACCATCGGCGTTTTTGCTCGTTATAGGCATTCCACGACCCCTTGTGATTGCGACTGCCAGCGAGCAGGTCATTCAAACTAGGCAACCGCCCAGAAACGTACAAATTCACGGCTTCTGACGCCCGTTCTCCTCGGACCAGCGCCGCGCGCGCATCACGGCGGCCGCCATCGGGCTCACGAATCCGAAGTTGGCGCCAGTCCCCGGCCTGCTCAGCGGGCGATGCGCCTGGATTGCCGCCAGGTCCGTCAGCTGCACGCGGCGCGCGCGCCAAATGTCGCCCAGGTGCCCCTTCGGGTCGCCGCTCTCGCCAGCTTCGCTCTCCAGCGCCCGGAAGGCGCGGTCCACGTAGTCCGGCGACACGCCGAGGTCTCGAACAGGCATGCCTCACACTACCATACGCGCATTACATTGCAATACGCATCTGACACGCGCGAGACCTGTTCAGTGGTTACCTACATGTAGGCGTGCTGTTCAATATTGCCACGGCACTTTAACCGGCTATTCGACCGGGCGCGCGGCCAGTTGACCGGCTCTGAAGATAATTGGGGCCGTTTTGATGCTGCTTCGTAGTTCAGTGCGACGATTTTGCTTGACAGCAGTGTCACTGGAATGTTTAGGCTCGCGCGCGTTCTTACCAGTCAGGTCTTTCGGAGAAAGAGCTGAAAATGGAAAGAGGGTTGGGCTTCAGGGTTCTTCGGTCTGCGGCACGCAGACGCGCTCTCGATGGGAGTGGGACTCTGAGGTTGGGGAGTCTCCGCGGAGGCGTGCGTCCGGTATCTCCGCGTGTTACACTGTAATGCATGGACACCATCAGCGATGCTATCCGCCGAGCGTTCCCATCGTCGGCCATAAGGCCGATTCCTGAGGACCACCACTACGTTGGCGGCGAATGGGTGACGCCATGCATTTGCGGCCACGACGACCACGGCGGAGCGCGCGACGAGACCATGTGCTGCGACACCGATGATTGCGAGTGCGGCGGATGGGAGCCGCAGCCAGGCGTTGCGCGGCCTACCGTTAGGCGCGAGGGACTGAGTCCTTTTTTGGCTATGCTCCGTGGTCTTAGCGACCAGTCCGCCGAGTGGCTCACCGAGAAGTGAAGGAACCGCCCTGGCAGAGCCTGGGGGTCATCTCCCCTCGTGAGCTCCGCGTCTTCATCGGCCACCCGAAGAACGGGCAGTGGAAGGCGCTGCTCAAGCGCGCGGGCCTAGACGAGTTGCCGAAGGAGCCGAACCGATACGGCACGTGGATGGTGCCACGCACGCGGTTCACGCTCGACGAGGCCCGTCGACTGCTAGAGCTGCGCTACGCGGAGATTGGCGAGCGGAGGCTGAAGTCGAAGAGGTTCAAGGGCGGCTAGCTGGCTTCTTCTTTGGGTCGTACCAGCAGCATGGTGGGTCTGACGGGCAGCACTTCTCACCCTTCTTGTGGAAGCACAGGATGCCGTCACACACATTCTTTCCACAAATCTCGCAGCGCTGCGCCCAAGTCGTCATAGCTCCGCGCCCATGGCAGTTGCGACCGCCAGCAGGCCGTTGTGGGTGAGCACGACACCAGCACGCGCGCCGTGCACCTCGGACTCCTCCAACAATCCCTTTTTGCGCATCTTCTTCACCCAGTGGTACACACCCTGCCGGGTGATGCCAAGGTCGCGCGCAATGCGCGACAAATGCGGAGGCTCACCCAGCTCGGCTGTCAGGGTGACGGCGAT